TCTAGCGTGCGACCACAACAAGGTCGTGCAACGTCGCTACCGCACGTTGGACATCGTGTTAGAGAACGGTATCGTGGTCGAGATTAAAGGGCGCCTAACGGGCACCATACGCACGTTCATGCGGGAACTGATCAAGCAGAACCAGGACGTTGACATTCGCTTCTTCTTCATGCAGGACGGGTGGCAGAACCAAAAGACAAAGAAACGCACGTATGGCGACTGGGCCAACGCACAAGGTATTAAATGGGCTGTCGGTGATCCCCGTGCAAACGAGGGTACAGTAGCACGCGGAGTGGGTGGTATCCCGCAGGAGTGGATCGATGAATAACGAGGTATTAGGACATGGAAGACCAGATTTTAGCGCACAGTTCAAGCCCACTAAAGCTGGCTGCTGTCCAGCGTGCGATGGACGGGGTTACACCGATGACACCGCTACATTGGTTAAAGCTGGCCGGACGACACAGCGCGGCAGTGGCTGCACCACATGTAAGGGAGTCGGTTATGTCAGCGAAGGATAAGCAGGTAGGTGGTACCCATTACCAAGACCAGGCGATTGAGCCTATCGACTACATCCTGGGCAACCGTCTGGAGTTCTGCGAAGGCAACATTGTAAAATACATCTCGCGTTACCGACACAAAGGGGGCAAACAGGACCTAGAAAAGGTCATACACTACGCTGAGTTCCTGATCGAGAAGCACTACGGAGAAGAGAAATGATTGAGTATCTGTTGGAAGTCCTCAAGGACGTACAGCTCGAACTATCGGATCCCGAGATTGCAGAACTGATCACGCCTGCTCTGGATAAGAAGATTGAGCGTGCGATAAACATGATCGAAAACGACGAGGTCGTATAATGAGTGATATCAAGCAGTACGCGACAGCTCGCCAATGCGAGTATTTGGACGCGGTTGAGGAGTTCGGCTCTCAGGCCAAGGCAGCGAATGCGCTGGGCATCAACGTACGCACGCTGGAGCGCGGACTGGCAGCCGCCAAGGCGCAGGCAGCAGCAGTGAGCAACACTGTCGTACCGGAACGTACAGTGACGCACAAAAAGGGACGCGGTAAGACAGAGCACGTGTGGATCCCTGACACACAGATCCGTCCAGGTGTGCGAGTAGACCACATCTACGCAGCCGCACGGTACATTGCACATCGCCAGCCTGACGTTGTTATCATCGGTGGTGATTGGTATGACATGCCTTCCTTGAACAGTTATGAAAAACCAGGTTCGTCCTTTTTTGAAGGTGTATCCTATCGTAACGACATCGACTTTGGAAACGAAGTGATGGCGGAGTTCCTACGCATCATACGTGAGACATACTATCCGCGTATCGTGTTTGTGGAAGGTAACCACGAATACCGCATTCAGCGTGCCGTGAACGACGACCCAGTACGCTTGCGCGGTGTTATCGGTCGTGAAGACTTTGATATTCCATACGTGGAGTTCTACAACTTCCTGGAGATCGTGAGCATAGACGGGATCATGTACTCACACTACTTCGTTAATCCGCAGTCGGCCATCCGCGGTGTACTGGGTGGTACCATGGACAATCGATTGAACAAGTTGAAGGGATCATTCACGCAAGGTCACCAGCAGACGTTGCAGTGGGGCGCACAGGATTTGCCTAATGGCAACCGCATCATCGGATGCGTAGCAGGCGCCTTCTATCAGCACCACGAGGCATACGCTGGACCACAAGGCCAGAACTACTGGCGCGGTATCATCTACAAGCACGAGGTCGAGGATGGCGAGTACGACCCGATGCCCGTATCTATGGACTATTTATTGGAGAACTGGAGTGATGCTTGACGAACATAACCCCGACCTACTGGAACGAGCGGAGCTTGAGCTACGTGCGGAAGAGGAAAGGGAAGAGGTCGATCGGATCAAGACCAAGCTGCGTCAACGCAGTGGTCTCATGACACGCTTCATAACATTTTGGACTTTAATTAAACGGGCATTCAGGGAACTATTAGTATGAACACTTTACAAACAGTCATTGCAGCTGCGCTACTACTGGTAAGCACGAGTGCTTTCGCACAGAAAGGCCCGGGCTGCGATCACCCTAACTTCTACGTGAAAGGATGCGACTATGAACAGTTTGCAGGCAAGGACGGAGCGCGAGGCAGCCAAGGCCCAAGAGGGTTTAAAGGCACGGATGGACGAGATGGGTTACCCGGCGCTGACGGCGCTAGAGGTGCTCAAGGACACCGTGGCGAGAGAGGCGCACCAGGAAGGGATGGAGCGGATGGCGATCGCGGTCTACAGGGTGAACGGGGTGCGAAGGGTGAGACAGGAGCAACTGGAAAACAAGGCGTTCAAGGCCGTGCTGGTACTAACGGCCGTGATGGTGTCGATGGCCTTGCTGGCACTAATGGTCGTGATGGAGTAGACGGTACTGACGGACGAGATGGTCGTGACGGGGTAGATGGACTAGACGGCGCCAACGGTCGTGACGGTGCGAACGGCAGAGACGGTCGTGATGCTCCCAACTACACAGAGAAGTTCCGGGACTTCCTGGCAGCCAGTAACGCTATCGAGATTCACTTACCGCACACACGAGATAATCGTATCTCCGTTAATGTAGCGGGTGGTGGTGGTTCTTCTGGTGTAGGTGTGGGCTATGCACGAGCTATAGGCGACGAGTCACATATCACAGCGGGTGTAGGCTATGCTGGTGGTGAGACTGTTTTCAAAATTGGCGTAACGGGTGAATTTTAAATGACCACATTCTACGCAGCATTTGTTAAAGCCATGTTTGTACGTACTCCCCAGAATGCGACATTGTATCTCGAAGACTTCGGTTTAATACACGCGGCAGTCGGCCTAGCCGACGAGTCTGCAGAGGTACTTGGTGCCATCAAGAAGATGGTATTCACGGGTAAGCCGTCCGATGTTGCGAAGATCATTGACGAGATGGGTGACGTGGAGTTCTACATGGAAGCACTACGGCAGGAGCTTGGCGTCTCACGTGACGAAGTACTGTCCGTTAACTGGGAGAAACTATCCCTACGCCATGGCGACAACAACATTGAGGAGCATTACAAGGATGTCTAGCTACGAGAACTTGAGCGAGTACAGCTCGTTCATTCACAAGTCACGCTACGGACGTTACCGAGACGACCTCGGTCGACGTGAGTCGTGGGAAGAAACAGTCGATCGGTATATCGACTACTGGCGCAATCGCCTTAACGAGCAGGGCAAACTAAACTCTGCCATGGATACCGCTTTAACAGAGGCACGGGAAGCAATCCTGAAGCTCGAAGTCATGCCAAGCATGCGTGCGCTTATGACCGCAGGGCCAGCCCTGGACCGTGATCACGTGGCAGGCTACAACTGTGCGTACGTGGCAGTGGATCACTGGAAGGTGTTCGACGAGATCCTCTACGTTCTGATGTGTGGTACGGGTGTGGGTTTCAGTGCGGAACGGCAGGCTATCGTCAAGCTACCTGAGGTAGCGGAGGAACACTATGAAACAGATACAACTATTGTCGTCGCAGACTCTAAGATTGGATGGGCAACTGGTTTCCGCGAACTTATCTCGTTACTATACGCCGGGAAGATCCCTAAGTGGGATTTATCACGAGTACGAGGTGCGGGTGCAAGGCTTAAGACGTTCGGAGGCCGCAGTTCTGGACCAGCTCCTCTTGAAGACTTGTTCCGATTTTCTGTCAACCTGTTTCGAAACGCAGGCGGACGTAAGCTCAACTCAATTGAAGTCCACGACTTGGTATGCAAAGTTGCAGCGATTGTTGTTGTGGGCGGGGTTCGACGGTCAGCGCTAATCAGTCTGAGTAATCTCACAGATCAACGTATGAGGCACGCCAAAGATGGAAACTTTTACGAAACGGATCCTCAACGCTCCCTTGCGAATAACTCAGTGGCTTACACAGAAAAACCTGACGTTGAAATTTTCACTGAAGAGTGGCTCAGTCTTTATCGATCGCGGTCCGGTGAGCGGGGGATATTTAATCGTGTCGCTGCAGATAATAAAGTCAGATCTCTCGGCCGTCGAGAGACAGGTCATGACTGGGGATGTAACCCCTGTTCTGAAATCATACTCAGATCAGCCCAGTTCTGCAACCTTACGGAAGTGGTGGTTCGGGCTGGAGACACACGTGATGCACTACGACGAAAAGTTCGTATCGCTACGTTCCTGGGAACTCTACAGGCGTCACTGACAGACTTCCGCTACTTGCGCAAGGTGTGGCAGACGAACTGTGAAGAAGAGCGCCTACTAGGCGTGAGCATGACGGGTATCCTTGATCACAAGGAACTGGGTGACCCAAACAATCCCACGTTGAGTGGCTTGTTACAGCAACTTCGCTCCGCAGCGGTGGACGCGAATGTGGAGTGGTCGACGGCGATCGGTATTGAACAGTCTACAGCTATCACTTGCGTGAAGCCATCAGGCACGGTCAGTCAGCTGGTGGACAGTGCGTCGGGTATACACCCGCGGCATGCGCCGTACTACATCCGTACAGTCCGCGCGGACGAGAAGGATCCATTGGCGCAGTTCATGGTGGAGAAGGGCTTTCCGCACGAGCAGGACGTGGTTGTGCCAAGCAATCTCGTGT